TCTGGCCCAGTAATCATCCCCTATCAAGAACCAACCAACGGCACAATCGAGTATGACGGTGTGCCGTATCAGGTTTCACAGCATTACGCGCAAGGCAAGGACATGAAGGGATTGAATTACACCCATATCATGTTTAATAACAAAGGTGCTTTTGGGTTGATGAGGGCTTAATGGTTATAGCAACCAGTGAAGCCGGGCTAATGCAACTCCTTGACAGGCATGGAGGCGACGGCGCGAGGGCGTTAGATGAATGGATTTCTATCGGAGGCCAGTGGTCGCCAGTCGAATGCAGGGTAAATCAAAGGGGAAAACCAACCGCAAATTACCTTGCTGCGCTATATAAAGAAAAGCAGCAGCGGATTACTAATGAAAGAGAATGGCAAGAGCGGCAACGATGACGTGGGAACTAACACCAGAGCTTGAAGACGAGATAATCACCGGGCTAGAGAATGGCATGGGATTGCGTAAATGGTGCGAAGGCAAGGGAAGGCCTAGCCGTTCAACTGTATTGCGTTGGCAGCGTGAAAATAAAGATTTTGCCGCCAAGTGCGCGCACGCGAGGGAAGCGGCAGGCGAATTGGCCGCTGAAGAGCATTATGAGGTAGCTCAAAACTGCCTGAATGGCACTGTCGCCCCTGATATTGCTGGGCGGGTTTTAAGCGCTATGCAGTGGCGTGCGTCTAAGTTGGCTAGTAGGGTCTACGGCGAGCGCCAAACCATTTCTGGCGATCCCGATGCTCCATTGGCTACGTTCACCACAATTCTGCAGGATTTAGATGGACGAAGCTCAGGCTTACCAGAAATTAAGGGATGAGTATTTAGCCAATCAAGAATGGCGGCTAAACAATCTCTACCACATCCGCGATAAGAACGGCCAGAAGGTGCTGCTCAAGTTCAACTGGGCGCAACGCTCATTCCTTGCGGTTATCTGGTATTTCAATGTTATCCTGAAAGCCCGTCAGTTGGGCTTCTCCACCATTATCTGCATCTATTTCCTCGATTGTGCGTTGTTCAACAGCAACCACAAGTGTGGTATTATTGATTCTGGCATTGATGACGCGAAGAAAAAGCTGAAGATGATTAAGTATGCTTATGAGAATATCCCCAAAGACATCCTGAACAACCCCAAGATTGGCATCCCCACGATGACCACGAATGCGGCTGAGCTGGTAGAGTTCAGTAATGGTTCAGGCATATCCGTTGGTACGTCACACCGTGGCGACACCTTGCAGAAGCTGCTCATCTCGGAGTATGGCAAGGTCTCGGCGGCTACGCCTGAGAAGGCGAGAGAGATTAAAACGGGCGCATTGAATGCTGTTGGGATTGGACAGCAGATATTTGTGGAATCAACTGCTGAGGGTAAGGCGGGTGAGTTCTATGAGCTATGCCAAGCAGCCATTCACTTGAAGAACAGCGGGAAGATTTTAAGCCGTCTTGACCCCAAGTTCCATTTCTTCGCATGGTTCAACAACCCTGAGTACCGATTGAGTGACGAGGAAACAGCCCTTGCTGTGATTCCGCAAGAAATCGAGATGTATCTCTCTGCATTCAGCTTAGACCCGAACCAGAAGGCTTGGTATGCGGTGAAAGAGCGCATGATGGGTGAGGATATGCGCCGAGAGTATCCTTCAACACCAGAGGAGGCCTTTGAAGGCTCCGCAGAGGGTGCTTATTACTCAAAGGAGATGGCGGAACTGCGCAAGAGTGGCCAGATTGCCTTCGTGCCTTACGATAGAAGTTACCCCGTTCATACCTACTGGGATTTAGGCAAGACCCGTGACCAGAGCTCCATCATCTTCTTCCAGGAGATAAAAAACCGCAAATGCTTTATTGATTATGAGGAAAAAACCAACATCGCTTGGGATTCCTACGCCACGATATTGAAGGAACGCGGCTACAACTACGGCACGCACTGGTGGCCTCATGATGGGAATCACAGCAGTATCACCCAGAGCGAGGTGTTGACTGCCAGACAGATGGCGCAACGTGCAGGAATCAATCCCATCAAGGTTATCCCCGTTACGAAAAGCATCCATGATGACGTGAAGAACTATTGCAAGCCAATGTTGCCGCAGGTGTGGATCGACGAGAAAAAATGCGCGCTGCTTATCACCCGACTGGATAGTTACCGCCGCCGGTGGGATAAGGTGAACGCGATGTGGATGAATGAGGCCCAGCACGATGAGGCGAGCCATGGCTGCTTGGTTGGCGAAACTGAAGTATTGACACGTTTCGGAACGTATCCGATAATGAGCCTTCCAAAAACAGGGGAGGTAATGACATTATGGGGATGGAAGAAATACAACAATGTGCACATAACGAGGCGCAATGCGGAACTTGTGGAAATCCGGTTCAAAGACGGCAGTACGGTGAAATGTACGCCGGAACATTACTTCTTAACGGAGAGCGGGTGGAGTTACGCAAAAGACCTAGTGAGGGGTTCAATAATCCAATCGCACTTGACGCACTTACGCAATACTTTGATGGGAAACTTTATCGGCTTTTCCCGTCGTCCATTTACTTTAAACGCAACGAGTGGCTTCATAGAGCTGTTTGGCGGCGCGCATTTGGCGAAATTCCTCCAAAGCATCATGTGCACCATAAAGACAGTAACCCGGCCAACAACGCGCTGCACAACCTTGAGTGTCTATCGGCAACACATCATTGCGAAATTACATGGCGTGAAAAGCATTGTGACAGGGAAGAATACTTCACAAATGAAGCCCGTATGTCTGCCGCAGTATGGCACGCTTCCGACGCTGGAAGGCTGTGGCATAGTAGAAACGCTCTTAAAACAAAGCCACACCTCAAATGGAAGCGAGAGAAAAGGCCATGCAAATGTTGTGGCAATGAATTCGATGCGCTTATCCGGGACGGAGGAACCGGAAACCAGAAATGGTGTTCGCCGCAATGCAAATCTCGTGGTCGTAGACTCAGTAATACCGATTGAAGAAAAGCAGGATGTTTGGTGCTTAACTGTCCCTGATGCTGGGCAATTCAGCTTAGGCAATGGCGCAATAGTTAAAAATAGCGACGCTTTTAGAACTTTTGCAGTTCAGCAAGCAAAACATATTGACAACACACTTGCAAAACTCGTCGAGCCGGGTTATTATGCGCAAACCTCATATCATAGGAATTAGGCATGGCTGACGAATCTGAGGATAAGATTGTCAGTGATATGTTGCGTGATTTCAAGCAGTCAGCCGATGCTGAGGCCGACAACCGCACCCGTGCGCTATTCGTTCTTGATTTCGTAAGACCCGGGGCGAAACAGTTCGGTGCTAAAGAAATCGCAGCACGCGGCAACCGCCCATCATATTCATTTAACCAGCTACCCAAGTTCGGGCGTCAGGTCATTAACGACCAGTGGATGAACGTTCCTCAGATTAAGTACATTCCAAAGACAGATGCAGACGTGGATAAGGCTGAGGTGCTTGAGGATAAGATTCGTGAGGTGCAGGCACAGGGCTGTGCCCAGACTGCGTACAAGTTAGCCATTGCAAGCCAGATTAACATCGGCTGGGGCTACTTCGCGTTCGCTACGGATTACGACAACGACGAGTCCAACGACCAGAACATCTATATTCGCCAGATTCCCAACACCTTCCAAGTGTACGATGATCCATCAACACGCGAGCAAGACCGCAGTGACAGGCGCTATTTGATTGAGGTCGAGGACATACCCCGCACAGAGTTCAACCGTAACAATGACAAAGAATACACAGACGGTGATTTACAGTCCATTGGCAGCGATTACCCTGAATGGGCTAGTATGGGTAAGGACTTGGTGCGCATCGGTCATTATTGGCGCATGGAATACGACAAGGAAGCTGTGTGGTTCCACAAGGAAACGGGTAAGAAAGTAACGGACAAGCCCAAGGACGTGGACAACTACAACCCCCGCGAAATAAAAAAACCACGGGTGATGTATTACAAATGCACCGCAACTGAAAAGCTGGAACAACGCGAGTGGCAAGGCTCGCATATCCCGTATTGCTTCGTGGAGGGCAATAAAACCGTAGTGAATGGTAAAACGTACCTCACTGGACTTTATGAGGACATGATTTCGACGCAGGTGTTGTATAACTACGCGACGAACACCGCAATTGAGTTGGCAGAGAGTGCTCCAATTTCTCCGTTCATTGGTGATGCGCGTGCGTTCAAGGGTTACGAGAAGTTCTACGATACGGTCAACACCAAGAACTACAGTTATTTGCCTTATAATGCGATTGATGAAAATGGACAGCCAATCCAAGTTCCACAACGTATGCAGAACGCGGCTGACTTAGGTTCTGCTGTGTCACTAATTCAGATGGCAGAGCAGAACTTCTACGGCACATCAGGTATATACCCCGCGTCGCTTGGCCAGCAAAGTAACGAGAAGTCCGGAAAGGCCATCATCGCACGTCAGAAAGAGGGCGATGTTTCAACCTCAAACTACGCGGATACGTTCGGGCGCGCTTTACTATTTGGTGGGATTATCTTTGAAGACCTCAGCAAGAAAATCTATGACGGCTCGCGTGAGATTCAGGTGATGAGCGAGGATAAAAAGACGCGTTCGGTTAAGATTAACCAGCGCTACACCGATGAGAAGACCGGCAAGCCCATGAACTACGATATGACCAAGGGCGACATGGAAGTGGTCGTGACCACTGGCCCAAGCTACAGCACGAAACGTGAAGAGTCGCGTGAGGCGCAAATACAATTGTTCCAAGCTGCTCCGCAAGCAATGTTGCCCGCACTTCCTATGATTATCCGCTCAATGGATTGGCCGAATGCGGATAAAACAGCCGATGCGGTCGAGCGTGGGTTGCCTCCGGAATTGCGTGACCCAGAACGTCAGCAAGAGCAGATGAAGGGGGTTCCCCCTGCTATTCAGGCGCAGATGCAACAGGCCCAGCAGATTATCCAGCAACTTGGTGGTGCGTTGCAGGAAGCGCAAGCAGCAGCCCAGAGCAAGGAGCAAGAAAACCAGCTTAAGATGGGCGAGCTTCAGGTAAAAGCGCAAGCGGCGCAGACTGCGGCTGAGAAGAACCAGATGGACGCTGAGATTAAAGCGGCTGAGTTGCAATTTGAGCGTGAGAAGTTGGCTTCTGAAACGGCTATTGAGCAACAGCGTTTAGAACTTGAGCGCGTTAGAATGATGACGGAGGCTCAAAAGCAACCAGACGCCAAGCCTATCGAGCGTGAAGAAGCGATGCCGTCGAATCTGGGGCCAAATGCCTTGCAGGGTTATGCGATAGACAAGCAAGCCGAGGCTGAACGTGAGGCGATGGAATCGGAAGCTGAATTGCAGCAAATGCAAGTGCAGAATGAATTGAAGGTGCAAGAGCTAGGCATTCAGGCACAGGGCGTGCAGATTCAGCAGCAGAATATGGAGATGATTCTCGAAACCTTGCAGCTTATGCGTGGTAGTTTTGAGAATCTTTCGGCGGATATTCGCGCACCAAAGGTAATTGATATTCGCAGGAATCCACAAACCATGCTCATTGAGCAAGCAAAATTAACATAGGAGTTTAAAATGGCATCAGTAGCAGCAATACAAAACGGGGATATTATCAGCGGCGTGAAATCTATTTCATGGACGCTTGGCGCAGGGGATACGGGCAAGCCAGTTCTTTTCGCGCAATACCCAGATAGAACTGTTCACATTACGGGCACGTTTGGCAGCGTAACGCTTCGCGGTTCTAATAAATCGAATCCTGATGACGCTACGGCAGGTGATTGGTTCGACCTCACAGACCCGCAGGGCAACGCAATTACGCTGACTTCAGCAGGCGGTGAGTTAATCGCAGAGAACCCGCTTTGGGTTAGCCCCATTGCTACTGGTGGTTCGGGCTATGTAGTGACGATTGTTGGGGCTCAATAGTGAACCGTCGCCGTAGATTGATTCGTGGTGGGTTTGGTGGAGGCGCTGCACCGTTCAACCCGCTATCCTACCCAAACTGCCAATTCTGGTATGACCCCAGTGACGCGGCCTCACTGACGGTAGCGGGCAGCGATGTCTCGCAGATGAATGATAAAAGCGGAAACACCCGTCACTTGACTGCCACGCTTACTGCGCGTCCAACAACAGGTTCGACCAGCGCCAACGGTCTTTCTTGGTTGAGCTTCAACGGCACTGCCAACATCATGGCGACGGCTTCGTTCAGCATTTCACAGCCCACAACGATTTACATTGTTGGAAAAGAGAACAGCTACGTGAACGGCGCGGCGCTGATTGGTGGGGCCACATTGTTCTCAGGTGAGGAAGTTCTGCGTGTAACCGGGAATAAATGGCAGATTTATGCTGGTGGTACGACAGTAGACGGAGCCGCTTCCGACTTAAACCAGAACGTGCACACGCTTATTTTCGATGGTGCCAGCAGCGCGCATTACCTCGGCGCTTCTCTTAGCGCTTCGGGTAACCCCGGCACGAACGGCATCACTGGAGGGTTGATCCTAGGCGCTCGCTTTGGTGGGTTTGCTACATCGTACTGGAACGGCAAAATCGGTGAAGTATTGTGCTACACGGGTGTGCATGATGCTTCGACCCGCGCCGCTTTCCTTTCTTATCTAAGCAGGTGGTAGATGGCGATTCGCCACACAACAGTTGTCACTGGAGCGAATGACCCTACCAAGGAAGTCAGTAAGGACGCTTGGAATGATGACCACACTAATCCTGATATTGCTGATGTAACGGGACTGCAGGCTGAGCTTGATGCGCTGCAGGTATTGGCTCAGGGCGAGAATATATTCCGCCCGGAAGATTACGGTGCGCTGGCTAATGCTTTTGGTGCGCATGACGGCGTATGGGATGGCACGTGGTTCAGCTCCGCAAGCTACGACTTCATTCCTGATGACGTCGGCATTCCGTTCCACATTGATAGCACGCAGAGAATCATCACCGCTGTAGGGACTGGGGCCAACGCGGGCAAGATGCAATCATCCCCTAGCCCAACTGGCACCACGGGCATCATGTGGCTGAAAGGCTCGGATGATTCTGCGGCCATTCAAGAAGCGCTGGATACGGCTTCTGCCGTTATGAAGCGCGGAGCAACTGAAGACTCATTAGGCATCAACAGCTACATCCCCAGCGGTGGGATTGTAGTTCTCACGCCCGGTAAAGCATACGGCATATTCAACAGCTCGGCTTCTTATTCAGGTGGTAAAACAGCCTGCGTAAGGGTGCACCGCCGCACAACGCTCACTTGCCCAACCAACAACAGCTCGCAGCGTGCAGCGCTTATTATCCTGCCCGGAACCTATGGGGATGGCGTTGGTAATACCAGCGACACCTCTTACAGTGATTTGGTCACTATCAGTAATATCACTATCTACGGGTATACTGATTTCCAGAGTTCAAATGCCCGCGATGGTATTAGGTGGGTGACGCCTGTTGGGAGCTACGATAAAACCGACACGTATAGCCGCTTTGAGAACATCACGGTTGATCGCTGCCGCCGTAACGGATTCACCTTCACAGGCCGTGGTGGTGTTGTTATTGAGAAATGCGACGGTATTTACAACCAGAATTACGGTATCTACGCGTTCGGCCAGTATGATTACAAAGTGCTTGGGTGTGATTTCGGCGGCAACAAAAAGACAGGTGTTCGCATTTATGCTTCCGGCTCAGGAACGTGGTCTAATTGTAAATCCTTCTATAACGGTGCCTCAGGTGGGACGAACGAGAAAGACTCGGCAAATTGGGTAATTGAAGGCGACCAGATGCGCGCCGGGTTCACGTTCTTTAGCAATTGTGAAGCACAGGAATCGCGTGGGTCGTCGTGGATTATCGGCACGGGCATGAATATCTTTACCAACTGTAAGGCATTCGACCCCAACCGTAATGGCATGAACTCGGGTACGCTTCCTACCATTATGGCGGGTTGGAGATTCCTCGGTGAGGGTTGCCGTCAAAACACCTTTGCCGCGTGCTTTGTTGGCCCATCGGTAGCGGTTTACAGCGCAACCAACTGGAACGCTGACACCTACGCAGTTTATATTGACGATTACAGCGGTGCCGCAAGTGGCCCTCAGTTGAACCAAGGAGAAATCTGGACGTATCGTGAGACACTGAACGCAGGCCCTTCTGCTCAGGTCGGCATCCAATACAGCGGCACAGGCCAAGTAAAAGGCGGCGGCGGTATTACCAACGGCTTAAACCCAAATCTTTATATTGATGGCGTTCCCTGTGCTGCAACCATTACTCCGGCTTCTGGTGACCTTATCGAGGTGATAGATATTAGCGACACCACGGCGAGCGCGAGCGGTACGAAGAAGCTGGTTGCCGTTAGCAGCTTGGGTGGGGGAGGTGCTACCACCTTAACAACGGTGGAAAAGAACCTCGGCACTAGCCCTCGTCGCTCCGGCAAGTTCACCATTACAGGGTTGAGTGGTTTAACCACCAATAAGCCCGTGAGCATTATGCAAGCAGTTGGCCCTTACACTGGCAAGGGCACGCTCATGGACGAAGCCGAAATGGATGGGCTGACGGTTAGTGGCGTGGTCACATCTGCAACAGAAATCACCGCCTATTGGAACGCAACCACGCGAGTCAAGGGCAACTTTAAATTCAATTATTTTGTAGGAGCATAAAATGGCAATTCTTGAAGGCGCATCGTCTGGCAATTTAGCAGAGGTAGACGCGAACAACAATCTCACGGTGGTAACGCCTGCCGTCATCAATGACACTGGCTACATGGTTATGGTGGGTGAAAACCATGATGGCGGAGCCGAGGGCTTGCCAGACCCAGTGCGCCGCACTTTGCGAGTGACCCCAGACGGACGCTTGCGTGCTGGTATTGACCAAGTGCTTTGGGAGGATACGTTCAACCACGCCATTGTGGACACAAGCGCCTATCAGTGCGTCACCTCAACCGCTACCCTTGCAATGACAGGTGGCTATTTGGTATTCAACGCAGGTAACTCGGTCGCCATTAACGCCGTTGCTCGTGTGCAAACATATCGCACCTTCCAACTGTCGGCATCTTCGACCAATGAAGTGGTATTCCGTGTGCGCTTTAACGTGGCATTGCAGGCCAACTCGATTGCTGAATTCGGCCTAGGCTTTGCCGCCACCACCGCTACACCCACGGATGGCGTGTATTTCAAAGTCAACACCGCTGGTGCATTGCAGGGCGTGGTGAACGTCAACGGCACAGAATCAACGGTTGCTTTAGACTTTACCCCCGTTGCTGGCGAAAACAACTTCTATCGCCTAGTGCAAGACCAAGACCAAGTAGAGTTCTACATCAACGGCCATCTGTATGGTGTGAAGTCAATTTCTAATTCCGCCGCCGCTACCAGTTATTCGCGTGCGCTACCTATGTTGATGCGCTGCTATAATGCTGCTGTTGTTTCTACTGCTTTCCACATGGAAGTATCAGACGTTGCAGTGATTGGCCGTGACCTCGCAAACAACCGTCTATGGTCGACTTGCCGCGCTGGTATGGAGCAATCATCCGTTAACAACGCACGCGGCGCTGCTGCTGGCTTTACAGCGAACTATGCAAACAGCGCTGCCCCTGCATCGGCTACACTATCCAACACGGCGGCGGGTTATGCTACACTTGGCGGGCAGTTCCAATTCGCTGCTGTGGCGGGTGCGGAAACCGACTACGCACTGTTTGGCTTTCAAGTTCCCGTGCCTTCTGCGGCTGGTGCTGGTAAAAACCTCGTAATTCGTGGTGTTCGGATTGAAACCGCGAACATCGGCGCTGCTGTAGGTGCTACGGCTACGCTTCTGCAATGGGGTTTGGGTGTAGGTTCTACGGCTGTATCGCTTGCCACGGCTGATTCCGCAACGGCAGGTACTCGTGCGCCTCGCCGCCTTACACTTGGTATGCAGACACTCCCTGCGGCTTCACCTATTGGTTACCTCGCTGCGGATATTGATGCGAACCTTGATGCGCCTATTTATGTCGCGGCGGGTACATTTGTGCACATCATTCTCAAGATGCCAGTAGGGCTTGCAACGGCTTCGCAAGTTATCCGTGGCGTGGTGCAGATTAACGGCTTCTGGGAATAGACCTAAGATAGGCTAATCATGTTTGACGGCGCGATATTCGATGCTGCTATTTTTGACGTCTATGGCGCTGCTCCTCTTGCGCCCAACGGCAACCGCGAATACCGCCCCACCTATCACGAATTAAGAGAACGCCGCGAGATAGAGCGCAAGTTTGAGGAAGCGCAGCTTAATCTAAAAGCCACCGAGATTAAGATTGAAGAGGTGGAATTCCGCAGGCTTCGTGACCTAGCCGACCAAGCATTGCAGATGGAATTGCTTGGCCTTATTGGTCAGCAACAGCAATTAGAGCGACTTCTTGAGCAGTTGCAGCAACAGAAATTAAGAGCGTTAAACGATGATGACGACTTTATAGCGCTTTTGATGTGCCTAAATTAATACTTGAAACCAACCCAAAAGGAATGTACTATGGAGAACGATGCAGATGTTACCGTTAGATCGGATTCGCCTGTTGAAGATGGAATTACAGTTGAATCTAACGTAGTCCCGGAGGCCGAACCTAAGCAGGTTGAGCCCGAAAAGGATAAAACTACAGAGGAAGAAACGCCAGCTACGGAACCCAAAGTGGAACCGACTGAGCCAAAACCCATCAACCCCCGCACTGCCCAACGCAAAGCTGAAAAAGAGCGTTTACTTACTGAGAATGCCACGATGCGCGAGCAACTGCGGCAATTACAGCAAGCGAATGCTCCTGAATCAGACAAGCCGAAGGCTAGGGATTTATCAAAAGAGCCTAACATTCAAGATTATGATGACGTGTTGGAATACAACCGTGACGTTGCCCGCTATGACGCACTCCAAACATTCCAGCAAGAAACATCGAAGCTTTCCCTGCAAAAGCAAGAAGCCGCCCTCGCTGAGAGAGCGGAGATTGTCAGAGCAGAAAAACCTGATTTTGATGAGAAGGTGGGCGCTTTAGTGCAAAGCCAATTACTTACACCCGACATCGAGAAAGCTATGATGGCCTCTCCTATTGGTGCAGATATTGGTTACCACTTGGCGAACTACGGGGCCGATTTGATGACGCTGCGCGGGCTACCTCCTGAAGCACTGCCGAAAGCGATTAAGGCCATCGAGGCATTTATCCAAAAGGGCGGCGAACCGGAGAAACCAAAAGTTACAAGGGCAGCTCCTCCCATTACTCCACCGGGTGTTACCGCAAACGCCGATAGGCCGCTGAGTTCATACTCACAAGAGGAATTAGAGATGATGCCCATGAACGAATTCAAACGTCTTTCAAAAATGAAGTAACCGCCGCTATGGGATTCCCCCTTAGTGGCACAACCATTAAGGGGAATTCACTATGTCTAACCAAGTGCCAATTCAGACAATCATTGCCAAGCGTATGCTGGCGCGTCTGCAAAACAAACTGCCAATGACGGCTAACGCGAACAAAGACTTCCAATCGGAACTGTCTGACTCGCAAAAGCGTGCTGGCGGCATCATCAACATCACCAAGCCACCGCTTTACAGCGTGCGTTCGGGTGAAGTGATGGACGTTCAATCCACCGTTATCCCGGCTATCAGCACCAACCTCAACATGTTCGGTGTAGATATATCGGCAAGCCAACTTGACCTGCAAATCTCGTATGACGCAGTGCAGAACGGCATGATTGATGGTGCATTGGACGGCGCTGCTTCGGCTCTCGCTGCGAAAATCGAGGCTGATGGCTTCAACCTTGCCCTGAAAGTGGCAAACGTTGTTGGTACTCCCGGCACGGCAATCACCGACCCAAGCATTCTTGCAACGGCTGGGGCACTCATCACGTCGAACGGCGCATTGATTGGCCGTAACCGCGTGGGCCTGCTTAACAGCTTCCAGAACGCAAGCTTTGCTACTGGAGTAAAAAGCTACTTCAACCCTGTCTCGACGGTCAACGCAGCGTATGCTGACGGTCTGCTTGGTAACGGCTACGGCTTCGACCTGTATGACGAGCCTGTTGCTGGTACGTTCACCGCTGGTACTTACGGTGGTACGCCACTGACCAACGGCGCACTGACCGAAGGCTCCACCATCGTAACTGACGGCTGGACTATCACCACCACGTCGCTCAACGTTGGTGATACCTTCACCCTTTCTGGCGTTTATAACCGCAACCCACAGACCGGCCTTTCGACGGGCGCTCTGAAGAACTTTGTGGTCGCTGTTAAAACGGTTACGGACGGCTCGGGTAACTCCACCATCACCATCGGTGAAGATGGCATCATCCTCAACGGCCCACGTCAGAACGTTATTTATCAAGATGGCACGAACGTCATTCCAGATGGCCGTACCATCACGGTAACCTCGGGTGCGTCGGGCGCAGTGTCGAAACAGTCGCTGGTGTACGATAAAAATGCGTTTACCTTCGCAATGGTTCCGCTTGCTAAAGTGCCAAGCAACATGGGCGTTATGTCCACCGTTGTTAGCGACAAGATGAGCGGTCTGTCCATCAGCATGAAAGAGGGCTACGACATCACGAACAACCAACGTGTGGTTCGTTTCGATGTTCTCTACGCATGGCTGGAGACGTATCCGCAAATCGCTGCTCGTATCCTCGGTTAATCACACATTTAAGGAGTATTTCTCATGGCTGCTGCCACAACGACCACCAAGACTTCCAGCCTTCAAGCTGGCTTTAACGTCTACCCTGAAGGCACCGCAGTAAGCGGCACGTTCACCGCTAACGGCGCTTCTCAGGTAACTGTTGCCAACACCAAAATCACTGCCAATTCGAGCGTTATCTTCACGCTCAAGACGGTTGGTGGCACGGTGGGCGCTGTTCCTTCGATTAAAACCATTACCCCCGGTATTGGCTTTAACGTTGCTTGCACCGCTTCCGATACCTCGGTCTATAACTACAAAATCATCTAGTTATTGATTTCCAATAGCCGGGGGTGGTTAAGCGCTGCCCCCGGCTTCTCTATATAAAATAGGTAGGTTATGGCTTACACGACTCTTAATCTAATAACTGACGTTTTATTGGATATGGGCGTGATTGCCGACCAAGAAACACCAACAGCAGCGCAAAGTGTTGGCGCGCTTACTAAGCTGAACGACCTCATCGAATCATGGAATATCGACCCGCAAAAGCTTTACGGCGCGACTCAATACATCATTCCATTTGTTGCCAATCAAGCGACTTACACCATTGGTTCAGGGGGTGACTTAAACGTTGCTCGTCCTAACGCTATTAGCGCGGCATTTGTGCGCAGCACATCTCAAGCTGCATCGCAGCAACAAGACATACCCATCACCATTCTGAATGACCAGCAATGGGCGGACATTCCCGTTAAAGGCATGGTGGGGACATTCCCTTATGCGGTGTGGTTTAACATGACCTACCCACTCATTGAGGCGTATATCACGCCTATCGCGACTGGTTCTAACTATTCGCTGGTATTCTGGGATAACAACGACAACGCGACCCTTTCATTAAATACTGTGCTATCGTTGCCTCCGGGGTACAAGCGTGCTTTGAAATACGGCCTATATATCGAATTGGCTCCCAGCTATGAGATTCCTGTCCCGCAGGAAATTGCTACTTTGGCCGCCACCTCTAAGATGTCGATTGACCGCCAAAACCTTCAGATAAACACGCTGGAAACCAGTTGCGTCACTCGTTATGATATTCTGAGCAATACGGTGAGGGACATCCCCAATGCGTAAGGAGGATTAATTGGAAGCTGGCGTAGTCGGCGGCTCATCGCAAGAAGCGTCCCTGCCGTTCAACGCAGAGCGCACTGTCAATATGTATGCGGTGTTGGATAAGGCGGGCAAGAAACCTGCATCCCTGTATGCTAGGCCGGGAAATGCGTTATTTGCGAATGTTGGCTCTGGCCCCGGGCGTGGTGGGTTTTCTGCTTCTAATGGCAGGGCCTTTGTTGTTTCAGGCTCAGAACTTTACGAATTATCCTCAACTGGAGTAGGAACTCTGCGGGGTAGTTTGCTCACTAGTTCCGGCGATATAACGATTGCAGAAAACGGCAGTCAATTAGCTATCTGCGATGGGCGCGACCTATATATTTTTACCTATGCTACTAACGTCTTCCAGCGCGTTGTGAGCGCCAATCTTCCTAGCGCGGCGAGTGTGGTTTTCCTTGATGGTTATTTTATCGTCAACCGTTCCCTCACCAGCGGGATATTCCAGATTTCAGCGCCGTATGATGGGTTGACATGGGCGGCCTTGGACTTCGCCACCGCTGAGAGTTCGCCGGATAGCCTGCTTCGGGTTGCCGTAATCTTCGGGCAGCTTTGGTTATTCGGTGATGTAACGACTGAGCCTTGGGGCAACACTGGAGCCGCTACGTTCCCATTCCAACGAGTGAATAACTCTGCAAGGTTATCGGTGGGTGTTGTTGCTCCAAGCACGGTTTTGGAGTTGGACAATACAGCTTTCTGGGTGGGGAAAGACACCAACGGTGCGGGAATTGTGTATAAGGCAGATGGGTTCTCCCCGCAGCGCATTTCAACGGAAGCTATGGAATTGCGGATACAATCTGCTCCTTCCATCTCGACCCTTAAAGCTTTCTCTTATCAGGAAGCAGGGCACACCTTCTACATCATCACTGGTGGCGGAATGGAAACTGCGCTGGTTTATGATGTTTCCACTCGGTTGTGGTTTGAGTCGGCGTATCTAAATAATTTTGGGCAGTACGAATTGCCTCTCACTAATGCGCTTATTTATGCCTTTGGAAAGACACTCGGCCTTGATAGGTTGACGGGCAAAGTATATCACCAATCTTCAGCGTATTATTCAGACAACGGCGAAGAAATTGCCAGAGATAGAATCTTCACGCATATTTTTGATGACGGCAACCCATTCCGCATCCGCAATCTTACGATTAACTTTGAAACCGGAGTGGGCAACACCGCCGTTGTTGACCCAAAAGTGATGCTTTATCTTTCCAATGACGGCGGCAGAACGTTCTATATCTACTATGAGGCGTTCATGGGTAAAGTAGGGAAGTTCCTCTCCCGCGTGGTTTTCTGGCGGCTGGGCAGGCATCGTCAATGCACCTTCAGAGTAAGGGTTACGGACGCTGTTAAAACCGTCATAACCGGGGGCCAGTTTAACACATGACCGTTGCACAAGCACCCATTGCGGATAAGGTCCTTGATGATTCTGGAAAGCTGCGCCCTACGTGGGTGGAGTATTTCTCCTCGCGTGACCGTGGCGACATAGGGATTACATGGAACCCAACCGTTACCAACCTGACAAGTGTTGGCACTCCGACGATTACGGGAGTCTATTACCAGAACCTAGGATTTACGGATTTCGCGGTCAAGATTGTTCCGGGTACAAATACAAGCTCTGTTTTAGGGACAACGACGATTGTCACCCCATTTAGCACGGTGGCAGATGTTCCGGTGTTTGCTATTGCGGGTAACGGTGTGTTTGTTGGCATTCTTAACGCCGCAAGCAAAACTATTTTCCTGCCGACATGGACAACCGTAACCCTTCCCATCACCATTACGGGGAGAGTGAAGAATTGAACCTCCTACATTATCCTTCTGATTGGTTTTTGGTTCCTGAAACATTGCAGGCAGTGAAAGACTCTGCGCCATTGTTAAAGGATTTTTATGTATCTGATGGAAAGGAAGACCCCAAGCAAACGCCGCTTCATACTTTAATTAAAGAGCCGCTAAAAGAAACTTACGCCATTCCGCTGTTTTCTGAAGTATTTTGTAGATTGCTGGTCGAACACTGCCATAAACTAGCGTTCAAGCCAAACGCCGATGAGGATGAGCTTAGACAAATACCGGAGATTGTCTTTTCGGAACGTGACCCTCTGCTTTATCAATCACTCATGTATGTAGCGTTATCGGCGCTTAATCCTGTGTTTACCGCGTTATGGAACCGGACTTTTGCCAGTGGTAATGTTCAGGTAGCTAACTACAATCCGCGTGAGAAAAAACAGGGTGCGTGGCATCATGACCTTAGTGCAGATATAACAGTTGTAATTCCTCTCAATACAGGGCAATATAGTGGAGGTGGCACCGAGTTTGCGGGTCGAGGTATAATACCTCCCCTTTCCAACGGAACCGCACTTATTTTTCCAAGCTTTACACATTTGCATCGTGGCCTTCCTGTAACGGAAGGAGACAGGTATTTACTCGTATTCTGGCTGAAGGGGGCCGCTGATGAACGTTAATGAAGTGGCTGCTAAAGGCCGGGGTGGCGACACAGAGCTGGCCCATGTGATGCAGGGAGAAACCCTCATCCCGCCGGGAGTGTTGACGCCTGAACTAATGGCGCAGCTTTATGCGCAAATGGAAGCGGCTGGCATTGATCCTGCTTCGCATACTGTTGGCGAGGGGATGAGCATCAACCCTGAAACGGGATTGCCTGAGTTTGGGTTTGGGAAGTTCTTTAAGAAAATTGCCAGAATCGCAATCCCTGCAGCTGCATCATATTTTTTACCCGGCATTGGTTCTGCTATTGGTGGCTCAATTCTCGGCGCTGGTGCTGCTGGCGCGTCCACATTAGGCGGTGCACTTCTGGGCGCTGGTACAAGTTTAGCAACGGGCGGAGGATTAAAGGGCGCGTTAATCGGAGGCCTTACAGGAGGCCTAGCGCCGAATGCTGGCGATATTGGTTCCTACCTCAGCAAATCAGCTAGTGGCGCACTGACTGATTTCGGCAACTACACCGGGTTAGGTGATGTTTATAATTCTGCTTCTGGTGCGCTTTCAGACCTCGGCAAGGGGGCAGACAGTCTTTATCAAGGCAGCGACCTCCAGACCGCATTTAAAAGCGGTGGTGATGCATTAAAATCCATCGGAGTAGGAACAAGCAGCGAGGCAACCCAAACTCCATTGTTGGGGGGCGGCGCTTCATCTTACGGCCCACAATTAGAAAACGCGGCAAATATACCCGGCTTTAATACTAACTCCATAGGCCCGGAATTATTGAACTCAGCAAACCTGCCGAACGCAGCAGCAACAGGAGCAACCGAAGTGGCAAAATCACCTAATTATTTCACACCCATAGCAAGTGCATTGCTGGGTAGTAACGCCAATGACAAGGCAGAGAAAGCCTTGCTTGCTGGGCAGCGGGCCAACCAAGCCTTGCTTCAGCCTTATGCAAACGGCTTCAGTTTCACCCCCGGCGACCTCACGCAGGACCCCGGCTATCAGTTCCAACTTACTGAGGGGACGAAAGCTGCTGACCGCGCACAACTAGCACGTGGCGGGTATTTCTCAGGCGGCGCGGCTAAAGAGCTTGCGCAGTTCAACCAAGGTCTGGCAGACAACACCTACAACGGCGCGTTCAATCGCGCGTTGCAGGGCAATCAAGCTGGGCTACAGGGAGCGCTTGCCAACACGGGTGTAAATACCGACATCGGCAACATCAAAGCTAACTCCGCTACCAACACGGGCAACCTCTTTAGCGGCGCACTCGGCAATCTTCTGGGCGGTAATTCCTATACCAATACCGGAGCCTTACAGGGTGGATTTGATATGCAGGACTTCCTGCGCAAACTCGGAATAGGGAACTCTGCATATGCCGGTTGATTTAAGCGTATTTGAGCGCCAGAAAACAATTGTTGACCAGCAACAGTTGCAGGATGCGTTCGAGTTGAAAAAGGCTTTGGCTGCTAAACAATTGATGAATTCAGTTGAGGCTCCCTCTGCTGTGCGTGAGTATCAATTTTACAATCAACTCCCCCCAGACCAGCAGCAGCAATTCCTTAACGTAAAGCGCGCTGCCCAGATTCAAAACCTCGGGGGCGGCTTTGGGGTTTATAACCCGTCGCAAGGAGGCATTACCCCTATTCAAGGGGGTGGCATTGCACCTAGCCCAGCGCAGCAAGATGAGATTGATAGAAAGAACCGAGAAACTCAAGATCAGTTCAATCGTGGCTTAGACGTAAAACAAAAAGCGTTAGAGGCAACTTATCGTTTAGTTGGGAATCCTAGTGCGAAAGCAGGAACGCCGGAGGCTGCAGGGAACGTAAGCGGCGTCAAGGCAAACAGGGGTGGCCTAAGTGCGATATTCCCTAATATTGGGAATGCTGCTGTTGATGCTGAAGCGGATTTGTCGACGCTCACTAATCTTCTCACTACAGAGAATCTCGGCCTCCTTAAAGGCGTTCTTTCTGATACGGATATGAAAGTCCTAGCAAGCATCGGCGCGGGTGAGATTCAGGGTTCGGATGAGAAAACTCTTGGAGCAATACGCAGAATGCAGACCGCACTAAGTGGCAAAGTTGCAGCAGGGCGTGCCGTTCAAAATCAGGGTTATAGCGGGCAGCCCCCATTAATGTCAGACCCGAGACTAGATGCTCTTTACGGGGATTCTGGCCCAGTGCCTACTGGCGGATTCCGAGAAACATTATCTAATCCACCCAAGCAGCCAACAAATGGCGGCTGGTCTATCAAGGAACTCCCATAATGCCACGCTACGAGATAACATCACCAGAAGGCAAGCGGTACGAAATCACCGCTCCTGAAGGTGCGACTCAAGAGCAGGCGTTGTCTTACTTTCAGCAGGAATACCAGCCGCCCGCTACCGAATCCACCACTGCTGAACCCACTGGCTTTACCCAGCGCCTGCAAGCTGATTTCGCCCGCCGTAAGGGGCAAATTAGCGGCCTAGCCGACCAAACCGTTGCTGGAGACATTAGCCAAACCGAGGCCCTTGCGCGCTCTGGTCTTAAAATGGCCCAACTATTGCCAGACACAGCGGGTAATGTTATAAGTACCCTTACACCGGATTTCATTGAAGACCCGGCTAAACAGGCGGTAAGTGATGCAGCTTCTTATCTTGCTGATACTCGTGCGGGCCGCGCTACGGTTGGTGCGTACAATGATTTCACTAAAAACTACCCCGTTACGGCAGGGCGTGCTGGTTCCGCGCTCGATGTTGTTAATCTCGCTTTGCCGTTCAAGAAGTTCGGTGGTAAGAACGTTATCAATCGGACTGCCGACGCTGCGACAGAGGGTGGGGAATTAGCTGCTAAGGGTGCAGTGCGTGGTGTTGAGAAACTAGCCACACCCAAGCAAATAGCGCCCAACTCTGAGCAACTGGCCGAAATGGGCGTGAAGGCTTATGAGAAGGCGCGCGCCAGTGGCGAGGTATTTACACCTGATGTAAGCAATAAATTCCTTGGTGCATTGGATTCAGCGAAGCCCAAGAAGATTGCTGGAACGGTTGAAACCGACCTTTCGCAGGCGTTAGAGTCTGGGTTGGGCAAGTACCGTGAATTAGCGGGAAAACCGCTCTCTATTGATGAAATCGACATTATTGACAAAGACCTAAGCAACTTAAAAGACCAAGCCTATAATTCTGGCAAGAACCAGCTAGGCGGGCAGCTTTCCAGCATTCAGAACACGCTTAGGGGTTCGGTGGATGAGTCGCCTAGCGGTGCCACATTAGCAGAAGCCCGCGATATGTTCCGCCGCAAGTACCAGATGGAGGACGTTGAGCGTATCTTCCGCAATGCAGAGGGTCGCCCTAACGAAGCGGCGATTATCCAGACCGGATATAGAAACCTTGCCAACCAAGCGCGCAAGAAGGGCAGCGGCTACAGCAAAGAGCAAATCACGCTCATGGATAAAGCCGCTAAAGGTGGCCTGTCTATTGACGCGCTTAAACTTCTTTCCAGCAAATTGATTCCTGTGGTCGCTGGCGCAAGCGGTAACGTTGCTGGCGCTGGGGTAGCTTACATGGGCAATCTCGCCGCTGGTGCTGGCGCTACAGCGTTGCAAACGGCTAAAGCCAACAAGCTTGCCAAGTCTATCACCAAGGGAATCACCGTTGAGGCGGAGCCCACCAAGATTAATCGCTCTGCTGCTGCACTGCAAAAAGCATTTGAAGCTAAAAAAGGAACCCCATAATGTCAGTCCTCCTCCTTCCTCCCATCTTTCAGTTCTTCGACAACAACGGCGACCCGTTAGCGAATGGGTTTATCGACACGTTCGCTGCTGGCACGACTACGCGCCTTGCGACGTACACCGATAGCACTGGCACTATTGCGGCTCCCAACCCTATCGAACTTAACGCTGCTGGCCGTCCCACTTCAGGCTCGGGTGCTATCTGGGGTGAGGGTGCGTATAAATTCGTCGTAAGGGACGCAAACGGCGTGCAGGTAGGTGACGCGCTGGATAACGTTATTTCCTTCAATTCACTTGCTGATGCAACCAATGCTTATGCTCAAACATTCTCAGGTGACGGAACAACAACTGTCTTCACTGCTTCGGAAGATTTAGGAACCGACTCTAAAGCTCTTTTAGTCAGCGTTGCTTCGGGCTTGCAAGAAATCGCTGTTAATGGTTCGTTTGCAACAGACACGGATTGGACTAAAGGCGCGGGCTGGACTATCGCGGCGGGCGTAGCTACTGCAACCGGTGCAATCTCAACGGCCATTAGTCAGGTTCCTGTTATTTCTCTTGTCGCAGGACAGGCTTATGCAGTTACTTACACCATCACCCGTTCTGCTGGTTCACTAACGCCTTCTCTTGGTGGCCAGACGGGGAATAGCGCTGGCGCAAGTGGTACATATAGAGAAATCATCATCGCAGCCGCGACCACGCCAATCGCATTCACTGGCTCCGGGTTCACAGGAACGCTAGACAATGTATCCATTACGGTGGCCACAAGCCAGCAAATGGCGCTTCTGCCATCCAATGCCTACACGGTGAATGGAACAAGCATCACCTTTGCGTCTGCTCCTGCTCTGGGTGTTAATAACATTGATGTACGCGCACCTTCATTGCTTCTTGGGGCAGCATCTTCGGCTGCGGCCTTAGCGCAACTTTACGCGGCGAATGCTTTGGTGAGTGAAACCAACGCTGCTGCAAGTGCTGCGCTCGCGGCTTCCGTAGTTAAATGGAAACCTGCGGTAGCTTGTGCGACCACGGCAAACATCACGCTTTCTGGTGAGCAAACAATTGATACCGTTCTCACCAGCGCTTCGCGTGTATTGGTAAAAGACCAAACAAATGCAACCCAAAACGGTGTTTATGTCTCTGCTGCTGGGGCGTGGACTCGCGCGGCGGATGCGGATACATGGACGGAGATTGTCCAGCAAGCGGTATTCACCTCTGGCGGCTCTGCAAACATCAATAAATCGTGGGTAAACACTAACGAATCTGGCGGTACGGTTGGTTCGGATAACATCACGTGGACGCAGCTTGATGCGTTTGGCACTCTTTCTGTGCTTAATGATGTTCAGGATTTCCGTCTGACTCTTACTACTGCGGTTCCTGTTACCACTGCTGATGTGACCGGGGCAACGACGATTTACTGCACGCCGTATAAAGGTAACAGCATCTCACTATACAACGGAACTAATTGGAATACGCGTATTTCTGCACAGTTTTCGCTAGCGCTCGGAACGCTTACGAGTGGCAGGCCGTATGACGTTTTCTGCTATGATAGCGCTGGAACCCCTACGCTTGAGTTTCTAGCGTGGACTAACGACACAACACGCGCAACAGCTCTGGCCTATTTCGGTGGCGTACTGACTAAATCAGGCGATTCAACCCGACGCTACCTTGGCACGTTCTATACCACCGCCACGACCACGACTGAGGACAGCGCAGCGCGCCGTTATCTGTTCAATTACAATAACAGAGTGCCTCGCGGGCTCTATGCTACTGACCCCACGGCTTCATGGAATTACACCACTGCTACCACCCGCGCAGCAAACGCGAACACCACTTACGGACAAGGCAGAGTTGGCGTCATGACTGGTGTTGCGGAGGATGCAGCTTCTGTAGCTAGAACATCCACAAGCAACAACGGAACGGGCGGAACGGGCCAATATAGTGGATTAGGCATAAACAGCACCACTGTTTTTAGCGCACAAACTCTCAGCACCAGCACTACAATAGTTCCAGCGGTTTCATCTTATCACTCAATTCTTCCGCTCGGCATGAATTATCTGCAAGCGCTGGAACACAGCGTCGCTGCGGGAACAACTACATGGTATGGCGCATCGGGGATTTCTAGCGGCGCAATATCTGGAATTAGTGGAACGGTAATGGCTTAACAATGGAGAACAACATGAAAAAACTTTTTATTGTACTCACACTTCTCGCCTTCCCAGCCCATGCCCAACTGGTCACCAGCGGCGTCCTAACCACCGCGCAAGACCGCGCCACGACTGTCGCGGCTGGCTCTTACACCTGTACTAATGCAACCTTTGATGCGTATGGACGCGCAACCTCGGCGGCTAATGGTTCGTGCTCTGGTGGTGGGGGGAGTGGCGCAGCAAGTGTTAAAACCTCTAGCTACACCATCACTACGGGTGATTGCGGTTCTACGGTGATGATGGGGACTGGTTCGACTGGACAGTTGACAGTTACCCTTCCAAGCGCTGCTGGGTTCAGCGCTGGTTGTACGGTTTATGTGAAGAACGGCGACACCGCGAGAGGCAAGATTAAATCAGGATTCCCGTCAGGTTTTAGCATTCTATGGCCACTTCAGACCGTGGGTGTTCAGGTTATAAACAGCGCATGGCAGGTTATTGAAGAGCCGGGTATGTGGAAAGTTCCATCACAGCAAGTCATCCATGTTGATAAAACGAATGGTAACAATGCTAATGATGGGCTTGCAGCAGGTGCGGGTGGTGCGGTACAGGATGCCCAAACGGCTGCGAATCGTGCTGTTTACCAGTTCGACAACAACGCCACCTCAACTATCATCGCTATGGCATGTGGACAGACCCACACCTCACCCCTCGGTTTGGGCGGGACTAATACGGGTACGAATCTCCTGCAACTCTCACCCGATGGCAACTGTGGCTTTACTTGGAACACCACGGGGCCTGCAATTCTAGTGGGTGACTTAGCTGAACTGGACATCCGGCTTGACCAATACGGCTCCTCGGGTTCGATGACCTGTAATGCAAATACGGCCAACGCTACAAATAGTGGCTGCATTTATCTTCACAACGACGCGGTGGTTGACCTTGAAGGTACGGCAAAATGGACTCCCGGTGGTTCAAACGACAACTTCCTCTACTGTGATGGGGGCTGTACGTTTGCTATTGCTAATGGCATCACCTTACTTGGTGGCGGCGCTGGCAATTATTTCATCAACATGGACGCAGGTGGTAAAGGTACGCTTTCCGGTTCGCTCAATGCCACAGCAAGCGGCAGTGTCACTGGTGTAGTATTCCTCACGGGACGTTCGATGATTAACTATGGCGCTTCTAATGGCGGTGGCTGGTCTTCGGTTGGGTCATCTAAGGTCTATGGCAACTCCGTATTTGTCGGTAGCCTTGGTGGGCTTGGTAGCCTAAGCCTTGGCACCACGGGTGTTAACTGCACTTCGATGACAGCGAGCTGCTGATGAAACGGCGCGAAGATGATAAATGTCTAGCCAAACGCCTTTACGCGAGGTTCACACCTTACATTCAGCTTGGGGGTTGGCTGGTTGTTGCTGTTCCTGCCGTGGTTGCGGCTTACACGTTGTTAGGGGATGCGCAGGCCTTTAACTCACGCCTTAACAGCATTGAAGCGGCGCAAGCACAGTATGCCCAAAAACAGGACATGATAAACACCAAGCTGGACACGGTGATTCAATTAGTGAGGCGCAAATGACCGCTTGGGAACGTCGCATCTTCTGGCTGTGGGGCAGTATTGTGGTTAGTTACATCCTTATGTTCCTGTGGTGGTGGTCGTGAAACTGACAAAAAGCTTCACCCTCGCTGAGTTATCATTTAGCCAAACAGCTAAGCAATCGGACATTCATAACGAGCCGGGAGAGAAGGAAACCGAGGCTCTGCGCCAGTTAGCGGTGAATATCCTTCAGCCTGTTCGTGATTATTTCAAAAAGCCCGTAATCATTCGCAGCGGCTACCGCTCGGCACCCCTGAACCGGGCAGTAGGTGGTGCGCCACACTCCCAGCATATGTACGGGCAAGCAGCAGACATCACTATCCCCGGCGCTGGGAATGACATTATCTGGCAGTACATCGTGGATAACCTGCCATTATTCGATCAATGCATCTTAGAGCACTGTCCAGCCTCACAGCCGTTGCGTGGGTGGGTGCATGTGTCGTACCAGCCTAATGGGCGTGGCGAGGCTTTATCCTGCCCTAAGGCGGGTGTAACGAAGAAGGGGTTAGTTTATGCGTCGTGACTTGTGGGAATTTTTCGAGGGCGAGACCTTCCGCCTATCCATGCCCCGCTTGACGATGTTCTTGTCATTTTGGCCGTCTAGCTATATAGTAATGAAGAACCCCACGGAAACCATGCTAGGGCTTTATCTAGGTACTTTCGCGGCGGCCTATCTAGGAGGTAAGGGAATTGATGCTGTTATGGCTCCTAAACAACCGCAAGTTAGTGCTGTGGGGACTGCTAGCGTTAGCGGCGACATCACTCTTAATAGTAATTAACCACTGGCGGGTGAAGGCAAGTGAGCTTGATGGCGTAAAGAAAGAGCTTGCCTCCTGCTTCAATAGCGCCACGAAACTTAAGGAGACGAATGATGCCCTTCAAGATTCCCGCGATACCATTGCTGCTAGGCTTGCTGCTGCTAAGCGCGTGCGGACAGTCTGTATACCAGTCACCAACCCTCAGCAAGCTGGGGCCGAACATGCAGGAGGAGATGGAAAAGGAATTAGCTCGGACTGGTTATTGGAATATGCCGCCCGTTGCGAAACCTACCGCAGTGAGCGCATTGCCCTCGAAGCCTATCTAGCCCACTAGCAATCGTTATATTTCTATTTCTTGAAGTACGTCTGGCAGTGGTCACACAGCGCCACGTCTGGCTGAATGTCGGCTAGCTTCATGAGCTTTTTTGTTTTGCAGCGGTCACAAACAAATCGCACCATTTCTTGCCCAACCTTATAATCGCGGATTTCATCGTCGCTATTTACCCTTACGCACTTTAGCATGTGATTTCCTTTCGTCCCTACGTTTCATCTTAGCAGTTCTAAGGTCAAATCCAAGCGGTGCTTTAGCACCCTCCGATAACACCTCCATAGTAACAAAACCCTGCGAGGGTGGCATCCATAACTCGTCAGTGTCGCAGTCTGCGCGGGGTTTCACCCGAACCTCCGGCGCAGGTATTTCATCGAGACCGCTTTCTCCTCGAATTCCATGGCTTTTCCTCCTTCATAAAATGCAGTCCATAAGCAACCCGGCGAACCACCATTGGCGAGCAGGTTCTTATACAGCAGTGTTTGCTGGAACTCTTTAAACGCATCCAGCATCATATCCCCCCATTAAACATATGAATATTCCCCTTACAATCCCTCGCCACTACCTGCATGATACCAGCACCATGGCAAGCGGGGCAACCTGAGTATTTCTGCACCATGTTGAGCAATCCCTCTTGTGAGTCTGGCGTGATCGCGGATTCCTCGAATGGACACAGCACACAGCGTAATGCGGTTATCTCACCCATGCTAATAGTTCCTATCGGATTGCGTGGAATGCCAAACTTCTATATCTTCTTTGCTTGGTAGTGAGCAGTTGTGCGCATAGGCAGCATGGTGGTCACCTATGATGTTGATGCCATAAAACCGCTTTCCGAAAGCATCTAATTCTGTTTTTTCAACCGTCATTAATGCTGTCTTTCCTTTGTTGAATCTGACAATCCTGCCTTCTATATTCGGGACGTAGACTCCATCTTTTAAAATTGTCGCTTTACCTGTCACACATCCCCCATCTTCACCAGCGGCTCGGATAAGCGGAGGGCATCACCAGCGATTTCGTATATCATTTCGCAGCAAGTAACGGCCTCATCCTCAATATCCTTGTTTGGCTCGCTTAGCATTTTAATGCGTTCCAATGCCTCTCTCAGCTTGTCGGGTGCAGCGGGGAGGGTGGCCGGATTCGGTATTGAATACTCGCCAGCACCTTCGCATTGTCTGCAAACTTCGGCACAGCCAGATTGCCAATCGACTCCACCGTCACAATCACAGGCGCATACGATACGTTTGGCCACCCCCCCGGCCTTGTCGCTGCGGGTGTGAAGTAGCGCGCGCTTCCACCCCATCGTGAATTGTGTCCATGCGGCATAAGTTGCTGGCCACACATAACGCAGACCATTGCGGCGTAGGGCTTCATCTGTCGAACCTGTTTTGCGGGCTTCGTACTCGAAAGCATCGCGGATCACGTCAGGTTCGGTCAGTTCAGGCATCAAAGGCTTAGTCATACGGGGCTCCGGGTGGTGGGTTTGTACGGTGCCGACCAATCAAACTTTGCGCGGTATCCTGCAATCCACTGCTTCATGCTTTTCTTGGTGTAGGTTTCAAGAATTTCGACTACATCGCCCGAAGCATCCCGACAACATGCGCGATATTTACGCTTGCCGTTTTTGTCTCTAATCTTTTCAATATAAATCATATCTACCTCTCCTCGCGCCCGCTCATGAAGGGGGCAATGGCGGCGTCGAGCAACGACCATTGCTCTTTTAATGCGTCGATTTTTCTGAACATACCCTCGCCAGTACGGGTATCAACAGCCAGTTGCAACAGCGCCGCCACCAAGTAAGGTGATGCCATTAGCAATAGCAAACGTACAGCCTTTGCAGCCTCCACGAGTTTCTGGACATCGGGCGTGGTGCTCTCCCCCTTCGTGCTTGTCTGTAGTGAAACCCCATCCTGCTTTATACAAACGCTGTTGTTTAAAGTGGGCTTTAGGCTTGTCTGTGTGAGGGTGGCGCGAAACGCTTCATGATAGCCATCAGCAACCGTCATCCCGTTATCTGCAATCGGCTCGTGAATATCGCGTGATTCGACAAATTCCTTGGCAAGCCGCATTATTTTCTCCACCTCCGCATCCGCCTCTCGCTCAGCTTGGCGGGCCATATCAACTTCTTGCTGCAACTCGGCCACCTCCGCAAGAAGGGGAGCGCGGGCTGCTTGGTATTGCTCATGCCACTTGCAGGCCCAATAATAGACTTCGCCAATATCAATGTCTAAGTTGGCCCCCGGCGTTGCATATTCAACCTTAAACTCTGCAAACTCCCGTTCCATTTCGTTCTGTTGTGATGTCATGCTAACAACTCCTCTAACTGGTCTTCCAAGTCCATGCCGCTAAAATCAGCATAGCAATCAGCGCACATACCTCCGGTTAGCTCATTAGCCGGGTAAGCATCCTCGCAATCAATGCAGCGTGTATAGCCTATTTCCATCATTTACTCCTGTAGTGCGTCGTTGAGCTTGGTGAGCAACTCTTCAACCTTGCCAAGCCGCATGCCACTATAAGCATCCAGTGCTGCTCGGATATTCACCAACCCATCCCTAGCCTCTACGAGCAGGGTGTGGCGCGGCTGGATTAGGTTTTCCTCGACCCATTCCAAAACCATCTCGGCCACGAAATTAATCTTGGAATCAGTAGCCAAGCCAACCGCTATGATTTGCCGAATCTGAAACAGCGCGTCTTTCTTCACTTCGCTTGCTAGGGTCATTTTGCTTTCCTCTCGTCCGATAATTTAATCAGGTAATCTTGATGCTTCGCGCTTTTACTCCAGCCAAAATACCAAAATGCAGTTATCCAATGCGCCAAGTAGCCAGCAGCCGAAAAGGGAAACTGGATAATGTAAAACAATCCCAATATAATGTAGCTCATCACTCCCCCCTCAACAAACAAGCAACCTCTTCCGGCGTTACCGGGTTCTCATCCGCAAGGTCGCTGTACGTGGTGAAGAAGTTTTCCTCTGCACACTCACCAAACGTTTGCTTGAGGTAGTTGGTGGGCATCATTGGTTGCGTCCAGAAGGTTTCATCCTGCATGGCTTTCATGGTTTCCTCGAAGGTTGGGATAATCATGCGGCCTCCTCCACTTGCTTCAACTCCACCCGCTTCCGGGTTTCTTGCTCACTGAACGTCATCGTCCCGTGAATCTGGTTTCCCTTCTCATCCTCCGCCCAATATAAAGGCGGGAGAACATCGTCATGCTTGATGGTGTAGCTAGTCATTTCTCAACCTCGCTTGCAGCTTATCGTTAAACACTTCCAGTTTTTCGGCGGGCATCTCAACCCAATCATCCTCTCCCGACTCATACAGGTGGTCAGCGTTGCACCAGTCCACACGGCGGCCTTCCATCACATCGTCAATGTAATGATTATAAGCCGCCTCCAGCAGTTCCGGCATGGTGTCACATTCGATGTCTATGCGAGGCGCTGAGGTAATGCGGTAAGACATGCTACGCTCCAAACAAAGGTGAAAAAGCAAAGCCGATAATCCCGACCAGCAGCATTGCGTTGAGGTACATCAGGGGGGTCATAAGATTCTCCTTTTGCAGAGGCTTGATTGCCTGCTGGTGAAAGTAGTTATATCAACCATTGGTTCAGTCGTCAATAACAAAAACGCATCAAAGTGAAAATAATTTATCCACCGTAGTCTTCAGCGTTTTCGCCAGCTTTAGGGCCGTTTCTAGTGTGGGTTCTTTTACGCCGCACTCGATGGCGCTTATCATCGCGTCACTAATGCCAACCCGTTGGCCGAGTTGTTTCTGTGTCAACTTCCCGCGTTTCTTTCTAAGCGTAGTTTTCATAATGTTTCTTCCTATATTTCTTCAGTGTTGCCGTCGCTTCTTCCATGGTGCCAGCCAGCATCATATCCAGATACCGCAACCGCTGTTCCAATGCGGGCGCGATTTCCTCATAATCCAGTTGTCGGATAGTGAGGAGGGATTCGCCTAGTAGCTTGGCGGTGTGCTCCATGCTGATGCTGTGACGGTCGCGCCAGTGGTGCAGTTGACGAGTTGGGAGTGGCCTCATTTCCTCACCTCTCTAACAACACTATCCTGTTCTTGTTCTCTCATCGTCACCCCATAACCATCAATACGCGACCAGTCTATCGCAGGCTCCCTCGCGCAGGCGGAGAGGATGCACAGGAACAGGAGACGGGTCATGATTGCGCCGCAACTGGCGCTTCCGGCAACGGCATCCAATGTGTAGGCTGAATTGGAAGTCTATTGTTTCCGCTCATCCAAGCATTGCAGCCGCCGTCTTCTGGCGCAAAATAAGCGATTGCAACTTTTGCCTCTACCCACGATAGGCCATCTTCCCCTTCTGGCGAATAGACGATAACATCACTCCAATCCTTGGGTGCGGTTGCTATTGATTCCCACATACCACCTCCTCAACCGTCACATCCCACTTCCTGCATGGTCTGTACATCGCCATCACAGTCTCTATGCGGTGGGCGCGCATGGAAAAGTAGCGCACATGCAACGCCGATTTCTTAGTCACACGAAACAGTCTCATCATCACTCTCCATACAGTTAAACGGGTGGGGGGTTATTTAGTCTCTGGCTTAGCCGCTTCAGTAACCGCATCCAGCCACGCATTCACGGCCTTGGCAGCATTGCTAGGTAGCTTCTTAATCTCGGCGTTGTTGGTGGCTGTGTACCCGCCAGCGATTAGAAGCATTTGGCGCTCATTCGGCACGAAGCATGTTAGGGTGCCAAAAGTTGCCAAGCAAATTACAGCGATTCGGCCATATTTCTTTGCCGGGGTTTTCATGTCCTCATCGAACTCCGCAACTAGTACCATGACAAATGTAATAATAACGCACAGCGCCGAAATCCAAGCAAACACATTAAGCGTGCCGGACAATTCTGGTATAAATGTAGTCAGTAACCATAGTTCAAAAATACTCATCACTCATCTCCTCTTCGTTGTTTGGTTAGGCTGCTTTCTTGAAGAACGGACGCAGTATCGCACCACCCTCTTTAAGTAGCTTCTTGGGCAACACCGGAATTCCCTTTTTGTATTTGACGCAGGTTTTCCAGTCGGCAATCGCGTTCAGTTTGGAAGCTGCCTTAATGGCCTCGTCTCTTGTTTTAAACCATCCGCCTTTGTTGCAATTAAAGCCGCTGGCAATGTGCGTTAGACAGTAGCCATTACGCTTTTGCGATTTCTGATAAGGCCGATGGATTGCCCATATGCCGTTCTTAGAAACGTAACCACGCAGCTTCTCTTCACGAATAAACACCTCGCCCGATCCAATCTTTACCTTGATGGTGGTCATTTTATCATTAAACTTTATGGCCATACACACATTCTCCATTTCGTTAGGGGGGAGTTGAACCCGTAGCCACATGGTGCGACTACGGGCTATTCTGTTAAACAGGTATATCGGAATCATCTTTAGGCTTGTCCTCGAACATCGCGAAGTTCACCCACGATCCTTTTTTCTCTTCCAGCAACTCAAGCAGCTCCGGCGTTACCTTGAAAGAAGCCTGCAAGTTGTCGTACTGGTTCTTTTTCACGCTGCCATACGACCACCATTTTCCGTTTCGCTTGGCTGATAATTTATAGTTCATACTAATTCCCTTCGTTTGGTGCCGGGATAACAACATTTTCCGTTGCTGCCCATGCGGTGAT